ATTAATAATTTCATCATCTACATATTTCTTATTAGGAAGGTGGTCATCGTCAGTAACATTATTTTCATAGTTGTTTGTACCTGATACACTAACAACACCAGTACTTGAATTAATTAAGTATAAGTCACCGCCGCCTGTTGATATACTATTACATCGTAAGCCAACTGCTCCGCCGTTTACATCTTTGAAAACAAACGCACCTTCTCTTAAACTATCTGTTACTGGATCAGTCCATGTTAAGTCTTCGTCAAACACCATAAATGCATCAACTAAACTACCTCGATCAATTCTTAATCCTGCTTCATTTAATGTAACACCTACACCTGCTTCTCCGTCATTAATAACAATTATGTTATCTCTAACACTCATGTTCTCAGACTGTACAGTTGTTGTGTCGCCTTCAACTACAAGATCTCCAGTGATACGAACTTGGCCTGTTTGAAAGCCTGTATCTAATACAATAGATCCTTGATCTTGTACTTGTATTTTGTAATCACCGTTTGGTACTTTAAGAAATCTTGACATTATGTAATCCTAGCTAAGTGTAGGGGGAATAAATCCCCCTACATTATTTTTAGTCGTCGCCTTCAGTATCGTCAGCACCTGTTAGTACGTCATCATCTGTACCTAGTACTGTGTCAGTACCTGCGCCTACGGCTGTACCAGCTTCTTCAATTGCTACTGTATCACCAGTACCTGTGAAGTCCCAAGTTGTAATTGATCCGTCATCTAAAGTAACTTTGCGTCCTGTAATCTTAGTAACTTGACGTGCTGTGCCGTCGTCGTCTACTGTAATTGTCATTTCGCCTGCTAGAATATCTGCTGAATCTTTATCTACTAGTGTACAAAGATCTGTTTTTGTTCCGCCGGCATTTGAACAATTAAAACGCTTTGAACCTTTTTGGTTAACAATGTATCCTGGCATTGAACCAGAGCCGTCATTAAATTGTACTTTGATTTCAGATCCATCTGTTGTTGGTGCTCCGAAAAATCTTTTATTAAGTGGTCTTCCCATTTGTTTTCTCCTATTTAAGTAGTCCTATGCCCGTTCTATGAGCTACGCTGTGGGTACAGCATAAGTCCGCCTTGCGGCACACTATTTGACAATAGTATTTATCAAAGGTCTAAGAGAAAAGAAAAAAGGCCTACCGCATTAGTGGGTAGACCTTTAATAATAATGTGATAGGTTGGACTTTGAGAATACCAACAACCTCCTAGTAGCTCTCGCATAATTCGGAGGAGCCTAGTATCGGATAGTTACTTCCAAAAACATATCTTTGTATCTCTACACTCATATGTTGCCACTACAGCTACTAGCCAAGTTGTGTCACTACGCAACACCGTTCCTTGCACTATCTAATCTAAACCGTCGTCTAGCTTATATATACATAATAGCATCTATATATAAGATGTCAACCTTTTTTTTCTAAAAAGAATATTTAATTGTAGCTTTTATACTATCAGCATATTCAGTTCTTTGACCGGTCCATGTGTTTGTTCTATCTACTTGGTGCAAATACAATCCAGTTTGGATATTGCCTACAGTATATAATGCTCCGTAGTACATTGCATCTGTACCAATATCGTCATTTTTGACTTTATGTGCAGTAAGCATGAATTCTTTATTGACATTGTACATTATTCCCATGTCAATTCTGCTTTCAGAAGTAAATGGTCCAGTGTTGCCATCGTCCCATACTTCAACTCCAAGTCCTACAGGTATTCCGTATCTACGAAGTACTTGAGTGCCAATTGAATAACCTTCTTGTAGTACTGCATCTTTTTTGTCAATACGCATATAAGAAACATCAGCTAGACCAAGTAAACTTACTGTTGCTCCTGCATATGTTACTTCATTATTTGGATCGTATGCTACAACTCCGCCGTATGGCGTATCACGCTGTAATCTATATTCGTCAAACTCAAACTCGTTGTTGTTTTTCCATCCACCAAATGTAAGTACAATCTTTTCATTATGGTCAATTCTACTACTTAACTCTGTAATAACTAATGGTGCGCCAATTTTAGATGTTTTTGCAAAACCTAAACGTTGAGCATCTGTTTCGCCAAGATATAATCTTGTACCAGCAATTCCAAATCCTAATTGTTTTTCAACAATAGTATTGTCCAATGCTCTGTTTAGAGAATATTTTGAATCAAGGCGTGTACTTGCTCCTGCCCAATTAATAACAGGATGGTCGATCTCATTTTGCAGACCTATAAATATTTCTGCATTAGTTTCCGTTTTATTTGTTGTACTATCAGGATCAATGTATAATTCAATTTCACCGTTAATAAACACACCTGCCGGAAGTGAAGGTGCTGATTTTTCTAAGTTAGCAACTCTTTGTTCAAGAGTTGTTGTTGTTTCTGCGTAAGCAGATGCTGCAATAATAGAAAATATTGCAGATAATGTAATCAATATCTGTTTCATAGTGTATTACCTTTCTATGTTAGTTTAAGAATGTGTATCAGGGTATTTAGTAGTACTTAGATTTCTAGCCAAAAAAATAGGCGCCGTAGCGCCTATTCTAGTATTACTATATAAACTTAGCTAAAGCTAACGTTACCATTAGTAATAGCAACTTTACCTAAGTAGTCAGCTGCGTTACCTAGTGACGAAGCTGTGTTAGTTAGCTCAACATATCCGTAACGTGTCATGAAGCTCACGACTGGTTCGAATGATGCTGGGTCTAGTACCACACCACTTGACATTAGTGGGATATATGGGCAATAGAACGCTGGTGCGTCTGACTCACTTGATCCCTTGTAACCAATTAGTACATCAGCGTTATCTGCTGAGTATGTGTTTACATATACTTTCATTGCATTGTTCAATGTACCAACCATTTTAGTGTTAGTTGGTGCTTCAAATGTGCCTTCAGTTGTACGTGCAAATGCACTTGTAGTTGCAGACTGTAGGATAGTTAGTGCAAATGGTGATACCACTGCATAGTTACCTGCGCCTCTGCGTGTACGCTGTGCAATCAAGTTTGACACTCTGTTGATTTGAACTGCAAGTGCTGCATGTTCGTCACCAACAAAAGTAGCTGTACCTGATACTGCTGCTTGGTCGTATGTTTCAGCTGCTGTGCCTGCTAGTGTTTGTAGCGAAGCAATAACTTCTTGGTCAATCTCAGCAGTAATCTCTTGTGCAAGAGCTGCCATGATTTCTGCTTCAACGTCAATGCCATGCATAGACTGTGCATCTTGAGCTGCTTCGAAGGTCCAACGTGCGCTTAGTTTGCGTGTTTTTGCTTCTACAGTTTGTTTCAAGATTTGGATTGACATTCTGTTTCCAGCTTGTCCTTCCTGTACTGCTGTTGCCGCAGCCTTGCCGTCTGTTGCACCTGAATATGATTCAGCAATTTTGAATGGGCTTAGAGCTTCTTCACCTGCTGTTGCACCTGATGCACCTGCGTTGAAAGTGTCCGCATAACGAACTCTTAATGTGTGGATTTGACCCACTGGACCTGTCATAGGCTGCACACCAACTAGCTCATTTGCTATTACTGTTGGCATAACACGTCTGATGACTGGTAGGATTACTCTGTTAAGAGTAGCAACGTTACCGGCGGAAGTAGCACCAGCTGTTGCACTTTCACTCAAATACTTGCGAGTGTTTTCTAGCGTGGAAGCCATTACTGCTTTTTTATTGCCTGATAGGCCTTCAAGTAAAGCTGTTTTGGTATCCTGCCAGCGACTTTCTAGTAGTTCTGACATAATTATCTCCTTAATTTAAGCCAGCCAATCGACGGATGTCTAAGACATTCCCATCGTCTGCTGATTTTCTACTAACGTTAGTTTGTGACACATCGTCACGGTTGCCTGTTATTGTTTTGCCTTCTGCTAGAACTGCCTTCTGCTTCGCTGGAGCATTTCCACTGTCGATAACCGATGGTAGATACTTGTCAAACTGTTTACGTAAACGATCAGTTTGTACAGATTCCAGTAAGTCTGTCATAATCTCTCTTTGATCTTTGCCTAGTGGCGAAATCAAATCGTTCATAATTTTTTCACGCTTTGC